TCGACGGGTACGGCGTATTGCACGAGCTGTGGTGACACACTGCGCTCGCATGGAACCCCATCTGCGACCCGTGCCCAGCAAGCCCGCGCAGATCTCTCCTCCGCATGCGTACGCCCGCTGGGCGCGGGTCCAGGCCCGCTACACGGCCGCCGCCGTGCTGGCCGCCGTCCTGACCGTGTGGCTGGCGGCAGCCGGCGCCTGGCCGCCGGCGCTGCTGGCCGGCGGGGTGATGGTCGGCAACGTGCTCGGCCGGCAGAACGCCCGGCACCGGCAGCACCTGGCCCTGCGTGTGTGGCTCACGCTGGTCGATACCGACCGGTAGGAGATCCCCGGGTCCAGCGTGCGCCGGGGGTGTGACAGCGAGGGCCCGACCGATCGCCCCGGAAGGAAGCGATCCCCTTCCTCTGCAGAGCGACTGGGGTTGGCCCGTCTGTCCGGGTGGCGGAGCGGGTTTCCCAGGGGTGCGAGCCGGCCGGGCACCTCGAATGCTGGTGTCGGCGCGACCCTACCGCGCCGGCCCGGGCCTAGACCGGGTCCCTACTGCTGGCGGACGGCGTGCTCGGCGATGTCGGCGTGCACGATGCGGGCGCCGGGGGGCAGCGGTGTCTGGACGATCCACTCGTCGGTGTAGGCGCCGTCGACGTCGAGCAGGGCCCGGCAGTGCAGGCCGAGTGAGGCGACCATGACCGCCTGGCGGCCGGGGTCGCCGTCGAGGGCTTCGGTGGCGAAGACGACGTAGCCGCCGCCCTCGCCGGCGTTGTAGATGGGGAGGGTGGGGGTGGCGGCCTCGTAGCCGGCCTCGTACCAGCCGGCCCGCAGGTAGGGGTGCAGGGCCAGGGAGCCGGCGACGAGGGCGATGGCGCCGGCGGCGACCCACTGGCCGAGGGCGGCCTGGAGGACGGCGCCGGCGGCCACCAGCACGGCGGCGGCGTAGAAGATCCGGTTGCGGCGGTCGTGGCGCAGCGGGTCGCCGGGATGGTCGAGGCGGTCGGGGCGGGTCATGGCCGGGGCCGCCGGCCGGGGGACCGTCCACGGTCCACGGTGGACGCCTCGAGGCCGGCGCGGAGGAGCTCGTCGACGACCTCCCGGGTCGACTGGCCCGTGGCCCGGCGCAGCTGGTCGATCTGGTCGCGCAGGTCCTTCTCGACCCAGACGGTCCAGCGCACGTGGCGGTCTTCCCAGCGGGTCCCGTTGCCGTTGGCGGGCGGGGTGAGGCGCTGGGCGAGGATGTCGGCGACCTCGTCGCCCTTCATGGCTGAGCCTCGGCCAGGTCGAGGTCGACGTCGAGGCCCGCGGCGAGCGCGGCGAAGGCCTCGGCGACCTCGCCGGTGGGCTCGAGGGCCTGGAACGGGACCCTGCGCTTCCACGCCTCCTGGAACCGGACCCGCTTGGGGACGGTGGCCAGCACCGGGAGGCCGAGCTCGGCGAACCCGGTGACGCTGTCACGTGAAACACGGGTGGCTTCGGTGCGGTTGACGACCAGGCCGGTGATGGCCACCTCGACGTCGAGGGCGTCGCGGAGGGACCGGATCTGGGAGACGAGCAGCTCGAGGCCGTGCTCGCTGGCGGGGTCGGCGCCCACGACGATCAGGACCTCCCTCGAGGCGATGAGGGCGTTGTCGGTCAGCAGGCCCAGGCTGGGCGGGCAGTCGATGAGGCACAGGTCGTAGTGGGCGGCGAGCCCGCTCGAGGCGAGCAGGCGGGCGAGCTTGAACTCGCGGCCCCGTTCGGCGGCGAGGCGGGGCTCGACGACGAACATGAGCGGGCACGCCGGCAGGAGATCGACCCGGCCGACGCCGGCGGGCCGGCCGTTGGTGGTGGGGGGGAGCCAGACCTGCAGGTCGACGAGCTCGGCCAGGCCGACACCGGGGGACTCGCCGAGCAGCACGGTGGCCAGGTTCGGTTTCTCGCCGGAGTAGAGGGCCTCTCGGCCGAGGGCGATGGTGGCGTGGCCCTGGGGATCGGCGTCGATGACGAGCACGCGGGCGCCGGCGGCCGCCGCCGCGGCCGCGAGCGCGACCGTCACGGTGGTCTTGCCGACGCCGCCCTTCTGGTTGCAGAGGGAGAGGGATCGCATGCCGGCGACCGTACACGGTCCACCGTGGACCCGCTTCAGGCTGTGGGTGCGGATCCCGGGTGGAGCATGGGGGGTTCCCCAGTGAACGCGGCCGGGCGAGGGTGGGGGAGATGGGTTCCGCTCTCACGGCCGCCGGCTCGACGAGGAAGTGGCGCAAGCTGCGCGCCTTCGTGCTCGCGCGGGACGGCGGGATCTGTCACATCTGCGGGCGCGCCGGCGCCAGCACGGTCGATCACCTCGTCCCCCGGGCGCACGGCGGCGGCGACGACCCGGCGAACCTGGCCGCAGCGCACAAGTCGTGCAACGAGGCGCGGGGGGCGCGGGTGGCCGAGCAGCCGGTCACGTCGCGGCGGTGGTGATATTGCGCCGGGTTCACGGTGCCAGCCTGAACAGTCGCACGGTCACCGAGTAGTTGATAGGGACAGCGTTCCCGTTGATGATCTGTAGAAAGATCGTGGTTCCCCCGTTGAACGCGTTGACCGTCGTGAGGGTCTCGGCCGCAACTCCTCCACCACCCGGGGGGAAGGTCACGCCCGCCACCTTGGACCCGGCGGCTACCCATTCGGCCCTGCTCGGGGCGGTGGCGGTGGCGCCGGCCTCGATGTAGGCCTGTAGCGAGTAGATGCCCGACAGGCCAGCGGGGATCACGAGGTTGACGCTGCCGGCGGCACCGATGCTGTCGGTGTCAAACTCCTCGGCGGTGTAGGTGACCGGAGTAGTGGCACCGTTGGCGACCGCTTGCCCGGGGTTGTATGCCCCGAACCCGACACGCCGGGGGAGCCCCGCCCACGCGGAGCCGGTCCAGTATTCGATCAGCCCGGGCGCGTCGTCGCGCATCGAGAGCTGGTTGAGGCCCGGAGCGGGGAGCTGCGCCGTGCGGGCCGACGCGCTGGGGAAGCGGGCGACGACCTGGGATTGGAGGTAGCTGTTGTGGTCGGCGGCGAGGACCTCTTCGCCGACGGCCCACGTCTTGTAGCCGGCCATGGGGGCCTCCTGTCAGGTGTGGGTGAGGGCGAGGACGTTGCCGTCGTCGAGGCGGTCGAAGCGGTGGGGGCCGAGGTGCCAGGTGCGGTTGAGGATCTGGGCCTGGGTGAGCTGCCAGGTGAGCTCCCAGCGCTGGTAGGTGACGCGGTCCTCGACGCCGAGCACCCGGGCGGTGGTGTCGTAGGTGACGGTGGGGTCATCGGGTGGGGTCCACAGGACCCGGGCCCGGTCGGTCATGTACTTGACGGAGAGCACGTCGAGCCACGAGGCGGGGTGGAGGGCGGGCACGAGCGTGGCGGTGTGGAGCTGGGTGACGGGCCAGGCCTGCAGGCCGACGACGTAGTTGGCCCACGCCGCGGCCTGGGGGTCGTCGGTGACGCCGAGGTCGGTGCGCTTGTAGCTGCGTTCGATGCCGCCGTAGCGGTCGATGCTGGCCTGGACCCGGGCGACCTGCTGGGTGCCGCCGACGCGGGTGGCGTAGACGGCGTTGCGGATCTTGAGGTCGAGGGGCCCGGCGTCGGCGGCCACGACGATGTCGTGGGGCGCCGGGGTGATGGGGGTGGGGGTGCAGCCGACGGCGATGACCGGCGGTGGGGAGGTGAGCCAGCGGGCCCGGTTGTAGAAGCGCAGCGTGCCGGTGGCGTCGAGGTACGTGTAGCCGATCTCGTCGTCGGTGGCCCTGCCGATGAGCTCCCAGGCCGACTGGGCGAGGGTGGTGGCCTGCAGGGTCACGGTCGAGGCGTCGAGGACCCGGGCCCCGGGCCACCCGTAGTAGGTGCAGATGCGGGCGATCCGCTGGTCGACGGTGTCGCCGGCGCCGACGGCGGGCTGCTCGCCCCGGTCGAGGGCGACGAGGTCCTTCACGGCGTCGCTGGCGACGAGCCGGCAGCGGCGCTCGGCGGGGTGGGGGGTCCACGGTTCGAGCCAGCTGTCGGCGGTGCCGGTGAAGCGGGTGATCTGGCGGATGGCGCCGCCGGCGTCGAGGACCTCGACGAACACGACGACGGGCACGCCGGAGACGAGGCGGCTCTGGCCCTGGTAGGTCCACGGCGAGGCCGGGTTGAGGGGGTCATAGACCCGGTCGGGGTCGCGGAGCACGATCGTGGCGGTGGCGGCCTCGGCCCGGGCGAGGACGCCGTCGTTCTCGGTGGCGCCGAGGCGCACGTTGAGGTCGACGACGTCGCAGGTCACGTCGTGCCAGAGCCGTTTGCCGGTCGAGGTCCCCCGGGTGGCGGCGCCGGGCGGGACGGGGTTGGTCGCCCTCGAGAGGACGTTGCCGGAGTCGAGGCGGTCGTTGGGGTGGGGGCCGAGGGTGAAGGGCCAGCCGGCGGTGAGCGCCACCCAGACGTAGAGGCGGATGTTGGGGCCCCAGTGCGGGCTCGAGGCACCGCCGGGGGTACCGGGCCAGGCGGCCATGGTCAGCCGGCCCGACGGCGGACGGGCCCGTTGCGGGTCTCGTAGCGGCGGAGCACTTCGGCGACGTCGCGCTGCAGCGCCGGCGAGTCGGCGGCGAGGCCGGTGTGCTGGAACGTCATGTAGTTGTTCACGATCGTCGTGCCGGTCCCGGCGGTGGCGGTGCCGCCGGTGGCGGTCTTGTGGGCGGGGATGATGCGCCCGGAGATGCCGGGCACGAACAGTTCGGGGCCGCGCTCTCCCACGACGTAGGGGGCGCCCCGGGCGACCGGTCCGCCCGCCGCCCGTTGATGGGACTTGAGCCACTTCATCGCCATCTCGGGGGTGACGGGCCCCTGGAAGTCCGGCATCCGTGACCAGAACTCGTTGAGGGCCTTGTCGGCGGGGGAGGTGTCCGCGGTGACGACGGCGTGCGCTCCCGCGCCGACCCGGTCCAGCTGGCCCTGGGTGCCGGCGATCGCCATGTTCGCCGCACCGTTGTTGAGGTTGACCTGGGTGTTGATGGCTTCGGGGGTGAGGCCGAGGCGGTTGATGTAGGCCTCGGCGGCCTCGCGGGTGTAGCCCGTCTGGACCATCGTGTTGATCAGGGCCTCGCGGTTGGTGGCCAGTGACGCGGTGGCCTGGTCGATCGATCCGGTCTCGGCGTACTTGGCGTTGGCCAGGTCGATCGCGGCCTTGGCGTTGCCCTGGATGGCGGAGTTGTTCTCGTTGACCGCGGCGGTCTGGGCGAGGGTGCTGGCCTGGTTGGCGTCGATGAGCCCGCCGGCGATCGCCCGGTTCTGGTTGAGCTTGCCCATCAGCGTGAGGCTGTTCTGGCTGTACTGGGTCTCGGCCTGGGCGGCGCCGAGGTGGGCGCCGGTGAGCGCGTCGAGCGACATCTTGTAGGCGTCGGTCTTGTCCTTCGCGGTTGCGGCGGCGTCGTTGTACTTCTCCTGGGCTTCGGACATGCCGAGCGTGGAGGTGGTCGCGAACAGGGTCTTCTCGTAGAGGGCCTGGATCCGGTCGACGGCGCCAGGTTCGGTGAGGTCGATCTTCTTCGACGCGGCGATCTCGCGCAGCTTCGTGTTCATGGCGTCGATCTCGGCGTTGACGCCGGCGTTCGCTTCCGTCATGCCCAGGCAGGCCGCCGTGTTCTCGTCGATTCCGTGAGCGGCGCGCACGCTGGCCTCGGCATAGGAGAACAGGTTGCCCTCGGCCTCGGTCAGGGTCTTCGTGTACGCGTCCTGGCGCTCCTTGAGGGTGACCATCTTCGAGTTCTGGTCATCCATGCTGTCTTCGACGTTGTGGAACGGGATCATCACGTCGGCGACGGCGGCGCCGACATCAAGCCAGCCGGAGTTGGCGGCGACCATCGTGTGGCGTAGAGAGTCGATCTCCTGCTGGACGTTGGCACTGGCGGTGTGCATCGCATCGAACGACGACGTGTCGACGTCCTGGGTGAGTGACTCGAAGAGCTCGTCGGCGGATTCGGAGGTGTGGTCGAACACGGAGACGAGCGCGTAGATCCCGCCGGCGATCGCCAGCGCAGCCATCGCCGGTCCCATGGCGGCCAGCGCGTAGGACAGGGCTTGGGTGGACGCGGTCAACACACCCTGCTGGCCGGCGACGGTGAGGAACGCCTGGCCCATGTAGGTGACGGCCTCGACCACGCCGGTGACGTAGCTGATCACCCCTTTGGCGATCAGCAGGCCCTGAGCGGCGACGACGGGGGCGTAGGCGCCGGCGAGGCCGACGAGGCCGACGGTGGCCAGGAACTTGACGGCCTCGCTGTGGTCGGCGAGGAACTGGGTGGCCTTGCCGATGGCGGGGCCCATGTTGTCGCCGATGACGGTGGCCGCCGTCGACACGATCGGGATCAGCGCGCCGCCGATCGCTTCCTGGAGGTTCCCGACCTTGACCTTGAGCTTGTCGAGCGGGGTGCCGGCCGCTTCGGCGGCGCCACCGAACTCGGTTTGGAGCTCACCGAGGATGACCTTCTGGGCGCCGAGGATGTCGCCGGCCTCGACCATCGCCGTGATCTGGGTGCGTTGCTGTTCGGTGAAGGAGACCCCGGACCGGGTCAGGGCGGTGATGCCCTTGATCGGGTCGTTGAGGGCCTTGCCGAGCTGGACCGCCGAGGAGGACATGTCGGTGCCGAGGGCGGTGGACATGTCGAGGGCGGCCTGGGTGGCCTGGTCGAAGACGTCGTTGCCTTCACCCGCGGCGTTCTGGACCCGGGTGAAGGTCAGCAGGAGGTTGGCGCCGGACTGGATGGCCTCGTCATCGGCGCCGGTCTTGTCGGAGATGGCGCCAGCGAGCGCGGAGACCTGGGCGGCGCTGGTCCACGCCGAGGCGCCCGTGGTGCGGATGACCCGTTCGGTCTCGCGGCCGATCCTGGCGGACTCCTCGGCGGCGGCGTAGGCGTCGATGCCCAGCTTGACCAGGGCCGCCGCGGCCGTGGCGGCACCGGCTTTCATCGCCAGGCCCATGCCGGAGGTCTTCTTGCCGAGATCCTCGGCGCTGTCGGAGGTCTCGGCGAACGCCTTCTTGGCGGCGGTGGCGTTGGCCAGGATCGTGATCGACAGGGTCGCGGTCACTCGTCAGCCCCCTTGTCGCCCTCGCGCACGGCCCGGCCGTCGTCGATGAGGAACTGTTCGGCGGTCTCGAGCGCCCGGGTGTCACGTCCCAGCCACGACCGCCACGGGGTCCCGGTGACACAGGCCACGGCTACGGCTCGCTGGGCGATGGTCCCGGCTCGGTAGGGCCCTCGGTGGGCTGGTCCCTCCGGGTGACCTTCTCGTAGGAGTCGAGCACGTTGACCCACTCCTCGTACGGGGGCGGGTCGACTTTGGTGCGTACGAGGGCGGCGTGGATCAGGCTGGTCTCGAGCGCCACCCGGTTGCTGGGGTACCCGCGGGCGGCCACCGCCTCGACGGCGTCGATCAGGTCCTGGACGGTGGTGGTCACCTCGATGGGTGCCTCGTCGTCCCATCCGACGGTGAACGTCTCGCGCAGGCTGGCCACTACTGGGTGCTCCCCTCGACCTGGGTGGCGATGCGTTCGAGGTCCCGGGTGAAGCCGGCCAGCCACATGGGTTCGGTGGCCCGGGCGGCGTCGAGGGCGAAGGGTTGGGCGGCGATGTGACGTCGGGGCCAGCCCCAGTGGATGGGCCCGGCGTAGGGGACCCGGGCCGAACCGAACCGCACGATCGCCTTGCGGGCCGCCCGGCTCGCCCGGCCCGAGCTGGCCAGCGTGCCGGTTCGGCGCGGGGCCCGGCCCGCCGCCGCGGCCAACACGATCGTGCCCGCCTTCTGGGTGGCGTCCTTCAGCTCGTCGAGGTCGGCCTGGGCCTCGCGCATGGCGCGGATGAACGGGCCGAGGCCCTCGACCCGTACGGCTTCCTCGCTCACCCGTGCTCCTCGGCCTCGCCGCCGTAGCCGCCGGTGGTCGTCGTGTTCGCCTGCTCGTCGTGGCCGCCCTCGGCGAGCGAGATGGCGTGCTCGGCCCGGGCCTCGTCCTCCTCGGACGGCGGAGCTTCGGGCGTGGACGGTGGACCGTCCACGGTCTCCGGTTCGGTCTCCGGCTCGGGCTCGGGCTGGGGGCCGGTGGCAGCGGCGCCGGCGACGGTCGGCCAGGTGAAGACGGGGTCGTCCTGGCAGGGCCACTCGAAGTCGGTGGTGAGGCGGGTGTTGACGTCGCCGCCGATCTCGACGGCCCGGACCTGCACGGTGCCGGTGACCTCGAACGTGCCGGCGTTGGGCTGCCAGCTGTACTCGACGACCCCGAGGTTGTTCTCGACGGAGTACTGCACGAACCCGTCGGGGGAGTCGAAGTCCTGGATCGACGTGCCGGCGAGGGACCAGGACGTCTTGACGTCGGGGGCGAGCTTGTCACCGCACAACGTTTCGACCTCGTCGCCGGTCTCGTCGTGCGACGGCGTCACCCGCACGTTGGTGGCCTGGCAGGCGAACTCAGTGCCGCCTACCCCGGCGGCCCCGCCGAGGGTGAGCGTGCCGGTCTTCAGTCTGGATTCGTTGACGGCCACGATGGCCTCCTTCAAGCGATGGCTTCGCTCCAAGCGAGCAGGTAGGCCGGGTAGTCAGATCCGGCGAGGTTGAACGAGACGAGCTGGGCGGACTCGAGCGGCAGGACCGCCTCGGCGGCGGCCACGAGGTCGTCGAGGACCGCCCAGGAGTTGCGGTCCGGGCCCGACGGGGCCGGTGCCATGGCGGCGAGCTCCCAGCGGGCGGTGAACCCGCAGCCGAGGTCGAACGTCCGCCCCGGCGGGGGCACGAGGATGCAGGGCGGGACCGCCGCCGAGGGGTCCGTAGTGGCGCGGACCGCCTGGGCGGTGAGGCCGGTGACGATCTCGGCGGCCCGTTCGATGGTGGAGGTCATGCCAGCACCGGGGAAGACCAGGGCGAGATGAGCCGGCGGATGTCGGGGTCGCGGCCGGGGATGAGCGCCTGGCCCATGTCGTCGGTGCCGACCACCCCGGTGGGGCTGTTGGCCCGGGCGACGAGCCGGTTGGTCCACAACAGGACGGCCTCGGCCACCTCGGGCGGGCAGACGTCGCCGGCGTCGGCCGGGATCCGGGTGGCCCGGGCCCGCACCGCTGCGGTCGCCGCGTCGAGCGACTCGACGATACGGGCGTCGTCGAGGGTGTCGCCGATGCGGGCCCAGGCCTTGTACCGGTCGAGGTCAGGCCAGGTGCTCGCCGGGTTCGGGGGCCAGTCGCTCACCGGTCAGCTCTTGCCGCTCGGCGCCTTCGGCTTCGGCTCGGGCTCGGGGCTGGGCTCGTCGTCCTCGGCGGGGGCCTTCGGGGTGGTGACGCGGCCGCTGGAGCGGCCGACCACGCCGGCGGGTGGGGTGAGCTTGACGAGGGCGGTGGGGGCCACGATGCAGTCGGCCATGTAGCCGTAGAAGGCGATGGCGACACCGAGCAGGGAGGGTTCGACGGCCTGGACCTGGCCGCCGACGGTCTCGTAGAACTCGACCGCGGCGTTGTCGCCGATGATGGCGGTGCCGGCGGCGAAGTGGCCGTCGACGGCGAGACGTAGCCCGGCGACGGAGCCCTGGAACATGTCGGTGGCGCCGATGTTGCCCATGGCGTTGCCGGGGGCGACGGTGGGGAACAGGGGCCGCCCGGCGGTGTCGACGAGGGCGCCGAGCTTGGCCCACACGTCGACGGACACCCAGATGGTGTTGGCCATGCGGTTGTCGGGTCCGGCGACCATGGCGGCGGCCTCGTAGATGGCGGTCAGCCAGCCCGCCGCGTCGTTGGTGTCGACGGGGACGGTCTGGGTGACGCCGGCGACGAGGTCGTCGGTGAACTGGTCGTCGGTGTCCTGCGCGTACATGGCCGCGAGGTCGGCGACGAGGATGTCGAGGATCGCCGGGTCGGTCCAGTCGCGGTCCTGGAACGACAGGTTGATCCACCCGCCGCGGGTCATCTTGGTGACGGTCTTGGGGTCGACCTTCAGGGCCTGGGTGGGCAGGGCCGTCTTCTCGGCGGCCTGGTTGCCGACGTTGGTGTGCTGGGAGACGAACGGCCGTTGGAAGGTCTTGCCGCCGGCGGGCAGCGGCCGGATCGTGGCCGCCTCGATCGCCGGGCGCCGCGAGGAGATGGACGTCCAGACGGGTCCCAGGATCGGGACGGGCAGTACGCCGGGGGTGTCGGCGGTGGTCATGTTGGCCCGGTAGGACTCGAACCGGGCCCGGGCCTGCTCGTCGCGCCCGCCGGGGAAGTGTTGCGAGGAGGCGATGTAGTCGTAGAGGTACTCGCCGGCCGAGCGGTACACCTCGACCTGGCGGCTTCCGCCGGGCGCCGCGGGGCCGTCATGGGCGACGGTGGGGCCGATGCCGGCCATGAGCTCCTGGTAGGAGCCCTGGGCCCGGGCGAGCTCGGCCTCGGTGGCGAGCTCGGCGTCGAGATGGGTGAGGGCCTCGCGGCGGGTGTCGACGGCGGACTGCTCGGCGTCGGTGAGGTCGCGGTCCTCGCCGGCGGCGCGCTCGCACATCTCGGTGAGCTCGCCGAAGGTGGACTCGCGCTGGTGCTTGAGCCAGTCGAGGCGTCGGGTGGAGGTAGCGGACTGGGGCATGGCGGCATCTCCCGCGGCGGGGGTCGACGAGGTTCGTCGTCCAGCTGGGGGAGGCCACCCGGCAGCGGGTGGGGGAGGCCCGGCGAGGCCCTGGCCGGGGGAGGTCCCGCTCTAGTGCGGGGGGAGGCCGGCGGGCGGACTGTCCTGGCTGAGGGTAGCGAGCCATCCCGCCAGGGCGTCCCGCCGCGGCGCGCCGGGACCGTCCACGGTGGACGGTGGACGGTCGTCGTCGTCGAGGTGGAGGTCGTCGAGGGCGGCCCGCAGTGCCTCGATGCGGGCGCTGTTGTAGGCGCCGGCGGGGACGAGGGCCACGTGGCTGATGGCCCGCACCTGCCGTCGGTGCAGGACCGGGGCGGCGAGATCCTGGTGGTACTCGGATTCGGACAGGCCCGGCACGAACGCGATCGACATGGCCGGGGTCTGGCCGTCGCGGATCTTGTAGGCCGCGGACCGCCCGTCCTCGGTGTCGTCGAGGCGCAACACGACGCGGAGGCCCTCGTGATCGTCGTGCCACTCCTGGCCCCGCCCGACCCAGGCGCCCATCCCGACCCGTTCGGGGTGCTCGAGCTGGACCTTCATGCGCCGGGCCGGCCACCGGGACACGACCGGGCCGAACGCGCCCCGGTCGAAGGTCTCGTGGTAGGGCCCTGCACCGTCGTCGGCCAGGGCAATCTCGCCGTACGGGGCGGCGAGGCCGACGACGGTGCGACCGTCATTCTCCAGGTCCACGGGAGCGAACGAGCGGTAGAGCAGAGGGGGAGAGGGCATCAGGCCTCCAGTTCCCGCAGGGTGACGGGCATGGCCTCGATGAAGTCGAGGCCGGTGAGACCGACGGCGAGCGCCGCCGATCGGGGGTCGACCCCGGACCGGACCAGCAGGCCGAACGCCTCGGCCTTCTTCCGAAGCTCGTCGCCTTCGCTGACCGACTCGCTGAGCTCTCCCAGCGGCGCCAGATCGATGAGGGCCCGGCCCTCGTCGCGGGTCATGAGCTGGGCGTCGTAGCCCTTCACGGCGATCGACATGCGCTCGGCGAAGTCCGGGCGCAGCACCGCCGCGGTCTGGAACCGGGTCTCGATGTCATGCGGCAGGCAGAACGCCGTGAACTGCTGTTCGGCCGGTTCGAGATAACCCATCACGGTCGTGCTCAAAAATTGTTGCAGGACGTCGACGATGTTCCGGTAGGTGAGCGAGGGAGCGTCGAGGCCGACGAGGGCACCGGGAAGCCCGCACGCCATGGCCAGCTTCACGTCGTTGGCCTTGCGGGTGTCGGCCAGCTGGGCCTTCTCGGCGTCGCTGTCCATCTCGTTGACCTTCACCCCGGCGGGGGTGACGAGGGCCTTGCGGAGCCGGGCGTTGATGTCGTACTTGGCCTTGAGCTCGTCGGCCTGGCCCTGGGTGAGGTCCGGGTCGGGGTGCTCGATGTGGGCGGGGGGGACGGCGCCGCCTTCGTAGTAGCGGGTGGCCCACCGTTCGGCGGCCACCGCGGCGGTGATGAGGTCGCGGTGGGTGTCGAGCAGGCCCCGGCCGACGAGCTCGCCCGGCTCGGCGTTGCGCATCACGTGGAACACGTCGCGGGCGGGGTAGCGGGTGGCGGCGATCGTGTACCAGATCGACCCGTCGGGCATCTGCTCGACGGACCACTGGCCGTTCGGGACCGGGTACATGACCTCGGGCCAGCCGTCCGGGCCGTTGTTGCCCAACACGGCCACGTAGTTGCCCCGCAGCGCCGAGCTGCGCAGGTACTCGCGGACCCAGTCGGCGAGGGTGCGGTTCGGGCCCGGCGCCGGGTTGCGCAGGATCGGCGGCGTCTGCTCGAGGCGCACGCCGTCGCTGCCGTAGGCATCGAGCGGCATCTGCACGACCAGCGCCGTGGAGATCTCCAGGAACGCCGAGATGACGGGCAGGCCCAGGGCCTGCTCGTCGGTGACCCACAGGTCGCTGGTGTCATAGCCCGGCCAGGTCGAGAACTGGGCGTTCTGCCAACCGGCGATGGCCTGCATCTGGCCAGGGGCCTGGGTGGCCACAGCGGTGGTCTGGGGGCGGGCGGCGCGGAACAGCTCAGCCAGCATGGGTGGCCTCTCGTGCGAGATGGCCCCGCTCTGCGGCGACACCGACCGTCAGGATCCCGAGGCCGGCGACGCCGAGACCCCAGGCGAAACCGAGCCCGAGGCCCACGGCGACGGCCAGCATGACCAGACCCGCCAACTGGGCGAGCACATGCCCCGACGGCCTGGACACCAGCGCCATGGGCCTCAGTATGCCGGTACGGTCAATCGGTGGACGCTGCACTGCCAACGGTGGGAACGCTCGACATCGGGCTCCTGCGCCAGGCCGCCGACGAGGTCACCACCGTGGCCCGCCATCCCGCTCTCGGCGACCGGACCACGCGGGTCCTGTGCCAGATCGCCGGCCACCTCGCCGAGCTCGCCGAGCTCCTCGAAGCGGAGGCCGCCCAGTGAACGAGGATGCGACACAGTCGGGCGATCCGTATCGGGTTGACCCCGCCGGTCACCGCGGGGACGACATCGGGATCCTCGAGCGCTCCTTCGAGCTGCCCCGTGACCGCCGCGACGACGACCCACGCGGCCCGCGCCCCCTCGGCCGAAGCGTCCCCGGTCCGACCTGGAACCTGTGATGACGCGGTGGGAGTACTTCCCGCTGGCGGCCGGCCCGTGCGCGCCCGCTCCCGATGTGCAGGGCGGATGGCAGATCACCAGCTACTTCGGGGGCCGCGTCGACCCGATCACCGGTCAGCCCGGCAACCACGGCGGCCAGGACCTCGCCTACTACGGCTGCGGCGGCGCCGAGCTCTACGCCCCCTCGGCCGGCACGCTCTCGCAGGGCTGGGATCCCAGCGGCGGTGGGAACTGGTCGGGCGTCACCCTCGACGACGGCTCCTACATCGGTCTCGGCCATGCCGCCTCCTTCGCCCCCGGCAACCCGTACCGCCGCGTCGTGGCCGGCGAGCTCATCGCCTACTGCGACTCGACCGGGGGCAGCACCGGTGACCACGTACACGTCGCCTACCGGCCCGCCGGCAGCTACACGTACGCAGATCCCTACGACCTGCTGGCCGACTCCCAGCACCGCATCCAGGGAGGCGACATGCCCTTGACCGACGAGGACGTCGACAAGATCCGCCACATGACTCAGGACGTGGTCAACGACGCCCTCGCCCAGTTCTACACGGGCAGCCGCGCCGTCACGATCCCCGACGACCCCGGCGTCTACGAGCTCGCCTTCGACGCCGAAGGCCGGCGCGTCCGCCGGTTGATCCCCAGTTGGGATGAGATCCACGCCCTGCGGTACGTCGACGCCATGGCCGAGGCCGACTTCCTGGGCACCACCCGCCACGTCACCGACCCCGCTCAGGTCGCCGCCATACGAAAGCTGCCCGTCGTCCACCCCCCGGGCGCCGACACCGCTGCCACCAGCGGCCAGCCCGACTAGACGTGACCGACCCGGCGGGGACCCGCCAGCACCTCGACCGCACCGGCCGGCGGCTCGTGATCGCCGAGGCCGCCGGGTTCGGGCTGATCATCTTCGCCCTCGCCCAGGTCTACGCCGACCCGTGGCGGGCCGTCGGAGCGCTCGGCGCCGGGGTCATCTGGGTCAGCCAGCTCATCGACCGCCGCACCATCCCGCACGGCCACCGGTAGTCGATTCATGAATCGTGAACCGTCCACCGTGGACGGTGGACGGTGGGGGGCGATCACATGATCCGGCCGACCATGGTGGTCTCCCTCACGGTCGTCTCGACCGAGGCCGAACACATCACGCGGGCCGCTGAGGTGATGGCCCGGGCGGCCGCCGGGCTCGCCCTCGAGGGCATCATGGTGAACCTGTCGCTGGGCACACCGTCCGACGCGGACGACGAGGGTCAATAGGCGACCCAGCCGGGGCGGCGGATGACGGGGGAGCGGTCGACGACCCAGACGGCGGTGACAGCGGCGACGGCGGCTTCGATGTCGATGGACGGGTTGCGCCGGCGCAGGGCCATGGTGCCGGGCTCGCCGGGTTGGGCGGCGGCGAGCTGGTCGGCGAGCATCGGGTCGGGTGGATGGACGATGCGGCGGGCGACGACGGCCTCGTAGAAGGCGAGGGCGGCGCGTTCGAGGTCGGTGTAGGTGACGGCTTCGAGGATCTCGTCGACGTCGGCGACGGCGGCGGCCGCCACCCGGGTGACGAGCGCCTCGATAGGGCCGCGCTTGACGACGCCGAGCCGCGGGCGCCAGCGGGCGACGAGCTCGGTGAGCCGCTTCTCGCATTGGAGGGTGGCGGAGGGGCCGAGGAAGGTCTGGAGGGCCTCGACGTGGACCCGGCCGTCGGGGCGGCGCCAGGCGGCCACGATCGAGACCTGGCGCAGCTCGGGGCCGGCATCGGCGGCGAAGCAGACGCCGGTGGCGTCGTCGGGCACGGTGGCGGCCATCTCGGTGCAGTCGTCCCAGCGTCCCGCTGGCAGCCAGGAGGCGACGGCGGTGACCCGGCGGCAGAGGACCTCGGTCTCGAACACGGGGGCGGGGTCGGTGGCGAGCTCGGCGACGATGGTGGCCTCGTCGAGGGTGTGGCCGAGGGCGGGGTTGGCGGCCGCCCAGCCGGCCCGGTCCTCCCGGGCGGCGTCGGGCGGGGCGGACCACTCGAAGTAGGCGAGCGGGCCCTTCTCCCGGGATCCTGCCGCCAGGCGGCCGGCGGCCTGGAGGTTGTCGAGCACGACCGAGGTGTGGTCGCCCTCGGTCGAGATGGTCCACAGCTGTGAGGACGGGCGGGCCCGGCGGGTCTTGTCGAGCGCGGCGTAGCTGGCCCAGTCCTTGTACTCGCGCAGCTCGTCGAGGACGACGAGGTCGGCGGAGAGGCCCCGGCCGCCGCCCGGCGTCGAGGAGACGACCTTGTAGCGGCACATGACGCCGTCGGGTCGGGTGATCTGCAGCTCTTCGCGGCCGGTGGTGCGCAGCACGGCGGTGATGGGCAGACCCGCGTTCTCGGCGATCTCGGTGGTGAGTCGCCACGATTCGATCGAGACGTCCCGGTTCTGGGCGGCGGCGATGATCAGCCGCTCGCCCCACAGCCACATGCCGGCGAGGATCCGCACGGCGGTCACGAGGCTCTTGCCGTTCTGGCGGGCGACGATGACCAGCAGCGTGCGGATCGCCCACCGTTCGCCGGCGGCGGTGCGGCAGGCCCGGTCGAGCACGAACCGCTGCCAGGGCATGAGGTCGATATGCAGGACCTCGACGGCGAACTTGATGGCGGCGAGGCCTCGGTTGCGCCGGCCTACCGGTGGCGTGGCGATCCGGGGACGGGGATCTCCGACGAGGGCGAGGCGGCGCTCAGCCATCGGGCACCGTCCACGGTCCACGGTCCACGGTCGCCGCCGGTGGCCGGCTAGGTGCCGCGCAGCAGGGCGCGGGCCTCAGCGAGCTTGCGGCGCGCCTGGACGACGGCGGGGTCGGCGGCGTCGAGCTCGTCGAGGGCGGCCAGGGCCTCGGCGATGAGGACGGCCAGGGCCCGCAGGTCGGCTGTCAGTCGGAGCGCGAGGCGCCGGCGCAGCGGGATCATTCGGCGCCGGCGGCCGCCGGCTGGCTGTCGCGTCGGGCGGCGTCGTTGAGCATCTGGGCGTAGGTGTCGGCCACGTGGCGGGCGTGGGAGTTCGGGATCTCCCGCCAACCGCAGCCGCACCGCCCGGGGCCGATCCGCTGGTGCCCGATCAGGACCAGGACCAGGATCAGCCATTCCGGGTCGCTCAGCGTGTTCGGAACCACACTGATCGACGGTACCGGCGAGGCCCCGGACGCGGCCCTCCACCAGCACTTCGACGCCAGGAAGGGGCCCAGCGGCCTATTGCGTCGGGGCGTCAATGGGCCGGCGAGCTCATCTTCCGGCTGAGCCGAACGGCTCCCAGGGGCCTGGGCCGAACGGCCCCAATTTCGGGCACACACGGACAG